TCCCTCGTAGCATGGTCAATGAACGTGCGGCGTATCCGTTCTTGAACTTTTTAGGGTCAAATTTCTATAATGATGCCGCTGAAGCTGCTAAAAGGAAGGATAAGAAGGCCGAAGGTGGCACAATCACCATGCCCAACAACTACCGCGCTGGCGGTCGTGTGAGGATGATCTGATGCCAACTTCACAAAGCAACCGCCCCGCGAGCAAGACTCGCTACGAGTACAAGCCTCCCAAGGCTGATATGCGAGCACCGGAAGAGAACCCGTTTCTTAGGAGCGTCTCATCGGGTCTTGGCTATTTACGGGACTCGTTTGACACGGGGAATATAAGCGATGCTATAGCAATGGGGCCAGTGCTTCGCTTACTACGTGGTGAGCCTATTCGTCAAACTCCTCCTACTACGCACAGTGGGGTAGGCACTTTGATGATGGGGCACGCACCAGAAGAAGTGCGTGAGTGGGCTAGTGGGTTCTCGCCGTTTTCGGAAGAACCGAACCTTGGTAACCGACTTGACCCACGTATCAAGGCAGGGCGAGAGCAGGGGTTGATAGACGTTGCACTGACAGGTGCTGACGTTGCGGGCCTCGGCCTTGCTGGCTTGCGCGGGGGAGTTCGCGCTGCATATCCAACTCTGAACCCTGAGATGAACATGAGCCGTCGTGAGTTCATGGGCAATACAGGTAAAGCTGCAGCGGGTCTTGCCGCCGCCTCGGCTGTCCCATTCGCCCTCCGTGGGGCTGAACACGCGGCTCCTGTAGTAGAACACGCAGCCCCCGTTGTGGAACATGCTGTTCAACCCGGTACATTAGCTGACCGCGTTGCTGCAGAAAGACTTGCTTACATTCGAGCAGATGAAGCTTCTGATGGGGTTTTTAATAATCCACATGATTTAGAAAGAGCGTATATGAGTGAACTGGAGCGGCTACAATATAAAATTGACAACCATCCGCGTTTTAAAGATATTGGTAAGAAAGAAGATATACGTGCTCAGCATTTAAAAGAACAAAATGAACTTTACGATGAGTATGACTACCACACTCATCCGGAACTTCGCCATGAATTTAATGGAAAACTTTCGGATATTAGAGATAGAGCAATACAAAAACTGGAAGACTACAACGCAAAGCATGGCATATTACATCCTTCAGAAATGTGGCAGCGTCTTGCTAATGAACCGGGGTTTAAATACATGGACCCTGAAACGCATGCACAATTCGCTTTTATAAAATATGACCACAAGTTAGGTAAATGGGTACCTGTAGAAAATGTTGAAGAAGCTTTGGGCGCTAGTGCTCCAAGGGATATGACCACCTTTACAGGCAACCGTTCGATTAAAAAAGGTATCATCGACCCTCATACTGGCAAAGCTTCACCTATACATCAGCCGTACGGATGGCCGCGTAATGATATTAGCGGAGGGTACGGTCCCCGTCGCGATATTATGCACGACCTTCCCAAAGAGTATTGGGAGAAGTACCTTAGAGATAGAGGGTACGATTTCGCTGGCGGTGGCACAATCACCATGCCCAACAACTACCGCTCTGGCGGTCGTGTGAGGATGATCTGATGGCTAATCCTAAATATAGACCCTACATTCCGTATCGATTTGAAGCTGACCCAAATTTTAAAGATACAATTAGTGGGTATAGGTATTCTCAAACTGGTAGGGACATAAACCCTAAAACCGGGTTAGAAACATTACCCATAAGTTTTTTGAACGGGGTTGATCCAAAAACAGTAACTCTTGAACAACGTATACATATTGCAGACTATATACGCCGCAATCTTGAAGCCTTGCGTATGGCAAGAGAATTAGGCTATCCAATGCCTAAAGAAGCGTATGACCCTAAATTTATTGCGTCTATGCTTCTGAAAGAAGACCGTCCAGATATTGGTGCAAACAGTTATGGAAATGACCCTAGAGCCGTTGCACTAGACCGAGATTTAAGAAGTCGGGTTGGCGCTGACCCTGCTAATGTTGCAGCAACTGTGTACCAACACAGCCTACGAGCACAAGAAGCTGGTGGGGGTAAAGGTATATCATTTGCTAGAGCTTGGAACGGTAACGGTACAGCAAAAGATGAAAAAGGGAATGTTATAGCTGATGGTAAACGCTATGAAGGTTATATGCCAAAATTCGTTGCCGCAGCAGAAAACCCCGTAAATAAACCTTTATTGGACTACATAAACAAGTATCTTAACGGTACTGGTTATACAGCGCCTTTACCAAAAGATTACGTTGACCAACTACAAACAATGTATGAAGCACGCAAGACGAAAGCTGCTAAAGAAGCTAACCAGAATTGGAATCAGTTTCGTCAACTGCAACAAAGTGTATTTGGTATTGATGGATTGTTTGGGGTACCAAGGGCTAAAGTACCCTCTTACGCAGCGGATGCTGTAGCTCCTCCCAACTATGACCAGTTGCGTAACTACTACAATCCCATGGCTCACTATTACGGCGGTGGCATCGCCTCTTTGAAGAAAGGATGACCTGATGGCAATCGACAAGAGCGTCTACTCCGCCCCGCAAGGTCTTGGCTCACTCGAAGAGGAGCCGATTCAGGTGGAAATCGTTGATCCGGAGGAGCTGACTATCAGTGGCCCCGGGTTCGAGATGCACATGGGCAAAGAAGGGCCTGACTTTGACTCCAACCTCGCAGAGGAGATGGATGAAGCCCAGCTGCTGACGCTCACTGGCGAGTTGCTCGGTGACTACGACTCCGACTTGATGTCCCGCAAGGAGTGGCTGGACACCTACGTCAAGGGCTTGAAACTGCTTGGCCTCAAGTACGAGGACCGCACGGAGCCTTGGGCAGGCGCGAGTGGCGTGTTCCACCCCCTCCTCATGGAGTCGGCGGTCAAGTTTCAAGCTGAGATGATCATGGAGACCTTCCCCTCGGCGGGTCCGGTTCGCACTCAGATTATTGGCAAAGAAACACCGGAGAAAAAAGCGTCGGCTACCCGTGTCGAAGCTGACATGAACTATGAGCTGACGGAGCGGATGATCAGCTACCGTCCGGAGCATGAGAAGGCCCTGCTGACCGTCGCATTGGCGGGTAACGCCTTCAAGAAGATCTATTTTGACCCGTCCACGGAGATGCCCGAGGCTCCCTTCGTACCGCCGGAGGACCTGATTATCCCTTACGGTGCGACCAGTATCGAGACGGCTGACCGCATCACTCACCGGATGCGCAAGACCGAGAACGAGGTTCGCAAGCTTCAGGTTGCTGGGTTCTACCGCGACGTTGAGCTTGGCAAGCCCATGCAGATTCTCGACGAGGTGGAGAAGGAGAAGGCGCGTGACCAAGGCTTCCAAGCCTCGGTGGACAATCGGTTCCTCATCCTTGAGATGCACGTCAACCTCGACCTTGAAGGGTACGAGGACAAGGACAAGAAGGGTCGTCCCACCGGGATTGGCCTTCCGTACGTAGTCACCATCGAGAAGGGTACGGGTACCGTGCTCGCCATCCGCCGCAACTGGATGTCGGATGACAAGCTCAAGCAGCGTCGTCAGCACTTCACCCACTACGGCTACATCCCCGGCTTTGGGTTCTACTGCTTTGGTTTGATTCACCTGATCGGTGGTCACACCCAGACTGCTACGTCGCTGATGCGTCAGTTGATTGACGCAGGTACGCTGTCCAACCTGCCGGGTGGCATGAAGTCCAAGGGTCTCCGGGTCAAGGGTGACGATACCCCCATCGCTCCGGGCGAGTGGCGAGATGTGGACCTCCCGTCTGGCGCTATCCGCGACAACATCCTCCCGCTCCCCTACAAGGAGCCGAGTCAGGTCCTGATGGCCCTGATGGACAAGGTCGTCATGGATGGGCGTCAGTTCGCCGCCACGGCGGATCTGAATGTGTCGGATATGTCCGGGCAGGCCCCGGTGGGTACCACGCTGGCGATTTTGGAGCGTGTGCTCAAGGTGATGTCAGCTGTTCAGGCCCGCATCCACTACACGATGAAACAGGAGTTCAGGCTCCTAGCAGCCATCATCCGGGACAACACCCCGGAGTCTTACGACTACGAGCCCGAGATGGGCGACCGTGGAGCCAAGCGCAGTGACTACGACTGTGTAGATGTGCTCCCGGTCAGCGACCCCAACGCTAGCACGATGGCTCAGCGGGTCATTCAGTATCAGGCGGTCATCCAGCTTGCTCAGATGGCCCCGCAGATTTACGACCTACCCTTCCTGCATCGTCAGATGGTAGAAACTCTGGGCATCAAGAACGTCCAGAAGATCATCCCGCTGAAGGATGATGCGAAGCCGATGGACCCCGTGTCCGAAAACATGGCTATCCTGACTGGCAAACCAGTCAAGGCATTCCTGCACCAAGACCACGACTCTCACCTCGCCGTGCACTTTGCGGCGCAGCAAGACCCCAAGCTTCAAGCTATCGTCGGGCAGAACCCGCAGGCACAGGCAATTGTGGCAGCGGGCATGGCCCACGTCATGGAGCATGTCGCCTTCAAGTATCGTCAGGAGCTGGAGAAGCAGCTGGGTGTCCCCCTGCCGCCGATTCCGGACCCGGACGAAGACGAGAACTTCCTCTCCCCGGAAATCGAAGTCCAGTTGTCGCCTCTCCTTGCGCAGGCTGCGCAGAAGCTTCTCCAGAAGGACCAAGCAGAAGCCAAACAACAGCAGGCTCAGCAGCAGATGCAGGACCCCCTCATCCAGATGCAGCAGCAAGAACTTCAGCTCAAGGCTCAACAAGTTCAGATTGCTATGGCAGAAGTCCAGCTCAAGGGCCAGCAGGTCCAGATGGAAGGCCAAATTGCTCAGGCCGAGCAGCAGCGCAAGGCCAAGAAAGACCTCATAGACGCCGCTGCCAAGGCAGACGAGCTGAAGCTACGCGAGCAAGAGATGACCATGCGAGCTCAGCTAGAAGGTACCAAGATTTCTGCAAATGCTATGTCTCAGGCCGACAGGTTTGAGCTTGATACGTCCAAGCATCAGCTTGATGCAGCTGCCCGGGCAGACCAGCAAGACCTTGAGTATTCACGTCACCAGCTTGATATGTTCAAGCACGGCACTGACGTGGCGCATTCCAAGGCAGAACTTGGAGCCAAAATGGCTCAAGCAAAGATGGAGAAGAAGTTCAAAGGAAAGTCTACTAAGGAGGACTAATGGAGACAGCAACCGCTGCAGAGTATCTCATCAAGAAACTCACCGAGCAGCGCGAACTTATCAAGGAACATGTCGTTTCAAGCCCGCAGGGAGACCATGAATACTGCAGGCAATGTGGAGTGGCATATGGCCTTGCTTATGCAATTGACCTGATCAAGCAGACAGCTGAACAAGCTGCAAGGGATGGAGATTATGAGTGATATTCTGATCGAGGAAACTCGACAAACTGCAGAGACTAAGGCCAAACAGATCCCTGATCCGTGCGGTTATCGTCTTCTGTGCATGGTGCCGATGATTGAAGAGACCTACTCCAGCGGTCTTATCAAGGCGGAACAGACCATGAATGTCGAACAGCAAACCACGTTGGTTCTGTTCGTCGCGAAACTTGGCCCACAGGCGTACAAGGATGCCACCCGGTTTCCTGATGGCCCATGGTGCAAGAAGGGTGACTTTGTCATTGTCCGTGCGTATACGGGAACTCGCGTCCTGAGTCACGGAACTGAGTGGCGAATCATCAATGACGACACCGTGGAAGCGGTTGTCGAGGATCCGCGTGGTATCAAGCGAGCTGGAGGTAATGTATGAGCGAAATTAATACCGAAAACGATGATTTTAAGGTCGAGATTGTGGATGACACGCCCCCGGAAGACCGGAATCGTGCTCCTCTCCCCCAAAATATCGTCGAAGAACTTGATAAAGACGACCTTGAGGAGTATTCCGACAAGGTAAAGAAGCGTTTGGGCCAGATGAAGAAGGTCTGGCACGACGAACGACGTGAAAAAGAACGCGCTGCGCGTGAACGAGAGGAGGCTCTCCGCTTCGCACAGCAGACGTTTGAAGAAAATAAGCTCCTGAAGCAGCGTTTGGGCGCTGGCGAGAAGGTTTTGATCACCGAAGTGACCAAAGCGGCCACTTTTGAGACCGAAAAGGCCCTCGAAAAGCTCGAACAGGCTTATGAATCGGGTGATGCCAAGGTAATCTCTAAGGCTCAGATGGCTTTAAACGAAGCTCAGATGAAGCTTCGTGAATATCAGCAATTCAAACCCTCTTTACAGGAAGAAGAAACGGGTGTACAACATACACCACAGACACAGCAGCCTCAGAGGCAGGTGCCCGACCAAAAAGCGGAAGCTTGGCGGCAGCGGAACACTTGGTTTGGGGAAAATGAGGAGATGACCGCCCTCGCTCTCGGTCTGCACGAACGATTGGTCCGGTCTGGGGTAGATCCGCGCAGCGACGACTACTACCAGCAGGTCGATTCAACCATGAGGAAGCGTTTCCCCGAGGAATTCTCGGATGAATCGTTCTCTCAATCGATGGATCGGGGTGAACCCGCTCCGCGCAAAATGTCTACAGTCGTTGCGCCAGCTACGCGGTCCACCGCGCCTCGTCAGGTACGTCTATCTTCTACGGAAGCAGCCATAGCCAAACGGCTTGGTTTGACTCCTGAAGCGTACGCCCGTGAAAAAATCAAGCTGGAGAATAGCAATGGCTGAGAATCGTCTCGCTCGTCAAGTAGAGAATCGTGACGCTGTAAAGCGCCCGCAGGCATGGACCCCCCCGTCTGTGCTCCCCGACCCGGCCCCTCAAGATGGCTGGGCGTTCCGTTGGATTCGGACCTCCATGATGGGGCAGAACGACCCCACGAATATGTCCGCAAAGCGCCGAGAAGGTTGGGAGCCCGTGAAGGCTACTGATCATCCGGAGCTGATGTACATGGCAGATAACAACAACCCCAACAATCGTTTCAAAGACAACGTCGAGATTGGTGGGTTGGTGCTCTGCAAGGCTCCCGTCGAGATGGTTGCTCAGCGTAATGCTTACTACAAGCAGCAAACTGAGTCCCAGACGGAAGCCATCGACAACAACTTCATGCGTCAGAAGGATGAACGCTCGAACATGTCGCTCTTCACGGAGCGGAAGTCGAATGTGTCTTTCGGACGCGGGAACAAATCTTAATCTTAGGAGTTACTCATGGCTTATCCCACGATTGACAAGCCTTATGGCTTTAAGCCAATCAATTTGATTGGCGGGCAGGTGTTTGCGGGTTCGACCCGAAACTTGCCAATTCAGTACGGTTACGCGACGAACATCTTTTATGGTGACTTCGTTGTTCTGGCAAAAGGTTTTGTTACTCGCGCTGCTGTAACTAGCGGTACGGGTCTCAACCAAGTTGTTGGCGTTTTCCTCGGCTGCTCGTACACTGACCCGACGACCAAGCAGAAGCGTTTCTCACAATTCTACCCCACTGGTACGCTGGCTGGCGACATCGTTGCTGTTGTCTGTGATGACCCTGATACGGTCTTCAAGGCAGTTATGGTTACTACGCAGGGTGGTACCACGGTTGGTTCGGCATCGCTCCGCCTTATCGGCACCAACCTTGTGGCTTCGGACCTTGCTGGTAACGTCAACACGGGTAACTCGTCCAACGGCATTCTTGCTGCTACGACGACTCCTGTGACGACCACGTTGCCAGTTCGTATCATCGACGTTGTTCGTGACACGGCGGTCCCCGTCACTGCTATCGGCACTTCGTCCACAACGACCATCACCCTAAATAGCCCCGGTCTCCCGAGTGCTATTGTCTCGGGTACTGACGTTGCATACGTTGCGACTAACGGTCAGTTGATTCAGACTGGTTCGTATGTGAACAACGCTTCGGGTTACGCGGCGGGTTCGACGAGCATTACTATCGACGCAACAATCGCGGTTCCGGGTAGCGTCACCGCCATCCCGGCGAGTTCGACTATTGTCTTCACGCAGTACCCCGAAGTGCTGTGCAAGATTCAGTTCGGCGCCCACGGCTACTACTCCGCCACTGGCACCTAATAGGGAGCATATATAAATGGCTATTTCACGCGCACAACTTTTGAAGGAACTGCTCCCCGGCTTGAACGCTCTGTTCGGTCTGGAGTACACCTCGTATGGCGAAGAACACAAGGAACTTTTCGAGGTCGAGACCTCCGAGCGTTCCTTTGAAGAAGAGACCAAGCTCTCTGGCTTCAGCGCCGCCCCGGTGAAGAATGAAGGTCAGGCAATTGCGTACGATAACGCGCAGGAAGCTTGGACCGCTCGTTACAACCATGAAACCATCGCTCTGGGCTTCGCGATCACCGAAGAGGCGATCGAGGACAACCTGTATGACTCGCTGAGCAAGCGCTACACCAAGGCTCTGGCCCGTGGTATGGCGTATACGAAGCAGGTCAAGGCGGCTTCGGTCATCAACAACGGCTTCAGCACTGCTGCGGTCGGTGGTGACGGCGTGGCTCTGTTCTCAACGGCCCACCCGCTGGTCTCCGGTGGTACGAACAGCAACACGCAGGCTACTGCGGCTGACCTGAATGAAACGTCGCTGGAAGCGGCGGTCATCCAGATTGCGGCATGGACGGACGAGCGTGGTCTGCTCATCGCCGCCAAGCCCCGCAAGCTGGTGGTCCCGCCGGGTCTGATGTTCGTTGCCAAGCGTCTCCTCGATACGGAACTCCGTGTCGGTACGACGGACAACGACATTAACGCCCTCAAGGCCATGGGTTCGATCCCGGAAGGCTACACGGTCAACCACTTCTTCACGGACCCCAACGGGTACTACCTGTTGACGGACGTGCCGAATGG